ACCATGTTGTCACCCAGCCCGCGCGTGTACCATAGCGCGGGTGCAACATTAGATGTTATGTACACATGTTCCCACGCCTTGTACGCTCTGCCGTTCTTGACGTTGAGCTTCATTGGGTGACCATCCAATAATCGCAGTAGGGATGTGTACTTGATACCACCGTTGAAATCATCGATCAACAAAATCTTCTCCCCTGCGTATCCGTCGAGCAGGAACTTACTGTCAGCATCGGTGTCGAGTGTGAATACGTTCTCGTACCCATGCTTTTTCATTACATAGGAAGTCTTGCCGGTCCCTGCCTTTCCAACAAGAACGTGGGTCTCCACGTCGGTCCACTTCATAGTTGACTTCTTTTTGTGGTAGGAGCACAGCTTGTCTATGCCGCCATGGAACTTCATGTAGAACTCAGGGTGTTCCTCCATGATGTGTTCCACATCTCCGCCGGTCGCGACGATGTCGTCTACTACAGCTTCGAGATCCGTACGTTGTCCCTGCGTGACGAACTCACCGCATTTGTGGTACTTCCCCTCTTTGGAACAGTACTTTTCGTTCTGGGCGAATGATCCTTTCATTACCTCCAGGTGCAGCCCGGGGTAGTTGCACAGCTTTTTGATGGCCGCAAACCGCAGTGTTTTTGTAGTCTGCAGGAACCCCTGCAGATGTCTCTTTTTCGTTTTCGGGCAGATTTCTTCTCCCCAAGCTACGAAGCGGAATTCGTTCGTTTCGTTGAAGATTTTCTCCCATTGGAGGCCGCCGAAGTCAGTGAAACAGAACTTCGTGCCACGTGTAAGTTTTTTGGGTTGGTTGCTGTCAGTGTCCGTCATTTTGCTCTTTGTGCTATACCGAGAGATTTTATTTCTCGGGTAAACGCACCACACTCTGACATGCCTCGCCGATACCGTAAAAAGACTGTTTTGCAGAAAGCCAAGCGCTCGAAGGGCGCCGGCGCGCAGTCCAAGCAGATCCAAACCTTGGCTCGTCAGGTTGGGAATCTCAAAGAAGCCTCTCGTGAACTTACTATCCCTACCTACTACAATACGTCATACAGTTCCCGGACTGATGCATACCCTCTTGTTGTGCCGCTGTCGTCCGGTCCTTCCGCGGCTGGCAGCGCGACTACGAACAACACTCCCGGCGATTCTATGGTCTGGGAGAAGGTATTCAACTACGGTGGCCCCATCGTCAACGAGACTCGCCAGAATCTCAAGATGTACAGTCAGTATGTTGATTGTATTATGGAACCAGGTGGCGAGGAGGATATGCTTATCCACACCGTCTTCCTTGTGAAGCTTCGCAATGACTCCAGTCAGGCCGAGCGTACATACAACTATACTAACAATATGACGGCATTGACAGTCGGTCAGGATTTCACCACCAACCAGGATCGCCTTGGCGCTCAGGCGTGGCTTAACCCTGAGCGATATGAAATCCACAAGAGATGGGAGATGCATACCTGTGGTGACGAAAAGGTCGAGCCTACTCCGGGAGCCTCCGGGAATATCCAGAATCATTCCGGGGCGATCAACCGGTGGGGTTTCAAGGTCTCATACGGCGGCAAGCATCTGCGTGCTACAGGCGTGAGTACCGAAATATCCCAGTTGCAATACAACGACATTGCACCTGAGGATAAGTACTTCCTCATCGCGTTCAGTGATAACTCGACAATCGACCTTGAGAATCCGCTTTTCTCTGTGTCTTCCGTCGTCAAGACCCGTATGTTCTAAGAGGTGCACGGCGCAATGAGCGGAGGCCGCAGGCCGTAGCGAATAGCAGTCTGCGGCACGCAGGCCCGTCCGGCAGGACTCTCCGAAGGAACCCGACATTGGTTTTGCTATAATTGTTTTCCTCCGGGCAATGTAGCGAACACTTGCCTGGTCATATGTGTCATACAGCATCCCCCCGCAGGGGGGATCCTGCGCGGAAGCGTGTCCAGGATGGAGTCGGAATAGTGTGGAAATCACTTCTATCAGAATTGATCCATTCTCTATTCCTCCCCATAGCTATCCCAGCGCCTCCGGTCATTTTTAACGTTGTGTAGGGACAAAGGGTTCAGTATTACCCCTTTGTCCACTTCGTGCCAATCTGTCAAACGCCTCACCATGTTGTCACCCAGCCCGCGCGTGTACCATAGCGCGGGTGCAACATTAGATGTTATGTACACATGTTCCCACGCCTTGTACGCTCTGCCGTTCTTGACGTTGAGCTTCATTGGGTGAC